CAATTGAAGAACTACGCAAGCGTAAGATTTTAGTAGCCACACCAATGTACGGCGGCATGTGTGGTGGTTCTTACACAAAGTCCACAGCCGATCTCGCATCTATGGCAGCACAATATGGTATGGATGTTCGTTTCTATTATCTTTTCAATGAGTCGCTAATCACTCGGGCACGAAATTATCTCGTGGACGAATTTTTGCGTTCTGATTGCACCCACTTGATGTTCATCGACGCCGACATTGGTTTTGATCCGAATGATGTTATTGCATTGTCGGTCATTGCAGAAGCTGGTAATGATAAGGAAATCGTATGTGGTCCGTACCCAAAGAAGTGTATCGCATGGGAAAAGATCAAGCGCGCTGTTGATCGTGGCTTCGCTGATAAGGATCCTGAGAACCTTGAGAAGTACGTTGGCGATTACGTTTTCAATCCTAAGGAAGGAACTGGATCCATTGCGCTCGACCAACCAGTAGAGGTTCTTGAAGGTGGCACTGGCTTTATGATGATTCAGCGTTCTGCGTTGGAAAAGTTTTCTAAAGCTTATCCGCATTATAGCTATCTACCTGACCATGTGCGTACCGCGCACTTTGATGGTACTCGTGAAATCATGCAGTATTTTCAGGCTGAGATTGATCCTAAGTCCAAGCGTTATCTGTCGGAAGATTATTGGTTCTGTCAGAAGATGTGGGACATTGGTGTCAAGACTTGGCTATGTCCCTGGATGAGATTGCAGCATATGGGTTCATATGTGTTTGCGGGATCTCTTACTGATCTTGCTCAGATCGGCGCTGGCGCCACTGCAGATATGGGTGAACTAGCGCCACGTAAGAAGTAACTTGACATTCGCATTCACATCTGCTATTATGATTATCTTGAGTGAAGGAATATACCATGAAAATTTCTAAGTCTACAGTTGATGTATTAAAGAATTTTGCATCAATCAATCCCAGCATGTTGTTTACTGCTGGCACAGAATTGAAGACGGTCTCACCACAGAAGACCGTCTTCGCAAAGGTAAAGATTGAAGATACCATCGACACCGAATTTGGTGTCTTCGATTTGTCTCAGTTCATTGGCGTTCTGAGCGATTATGAAAATCCTGATATCTCTGTCAACGACACTTTCATTTCTATTTCAAATGGAAGTGGTGATATCTCTGATATCGTTCGTGCGAAGGCAGAGCTTCTTCCCAGTCTTCCTACCAAGGAAGTCACGTTGCCTTCGGTTGATGTGGCTTTTGTTCTGGAAGCAGCGAAGCTTCAGAGAGCATTGCGTCAAGCTTCGCTTCTTGCTCTGCCAGAAATTGCTCTTGTTGGTGAACATGGTAACGCATATTTCTGCGCTATTGATTCACGTAGCGATTCCACCAATCGTTTCAAGAGCCCTGTAGGTAAGGCTGAGAAGAGCTATAAGATGATCTTCAAGGTCGATAACCTCAAGGTCATGGGTGGCAAGGACTATGATGTAAAAGTATCTTCAAAGGGTATCGCATACTTTGCATCCACTGATGGCATCTGTCATTACTGGGTAGCAACGGAATCTGGATCATCCTTTGATGCCTAATCGGTGGGAGCTTCGGCTCCCATCTTTTATTATGAACATGGAGCTAACATGCGTGATGAATTTCTCTGGGTGGAAAAGTATCGCCCGCATAAGATTGCAGACTGCATTCTTCCTGATGACCTAAAGCAAACATTCCAACAATTTGTAAACGATGGCAACATTCCAAACTTACTTTTAACAGGCACCGCTGGTATTGGTAAAACTACTGTTGCTCGTGCTATGCTCGACGAGATCAATGCTGATTATATGATTATCAACGGTTCATTGGAAGGCCGTCTGATTGATACGTTGAGAAACGAAATTCGCAACTATGCCGGCACTGTATCGTTTGGTGGTGGTCGCAAGTATATCATTTTAGATGAAGCAGATTATCTAAATGCGGATTCACTACAACCTGGCTTGAGAAGCTTCATGGAACAGTATTCAAGTAATTGTGGTTTTATTCTGACATGTAATTTCAAGAACCGAATTATCCAACCACTACATTCTCGGTGTTCAACTATAGACTTCAAGATCCAGAAGAAGAATCTTGGTGGGCTTGCAGTTGAGTTTATGAAGCGGGCTATTTGGATTCTTGAGACCGAGAATATCGAATATGATAAGAGCGCAGTCGCAGAGGTAATCAAGAAGCACATTCCCGATTGGCGACGAGTTCTCAATGAGTTCCAGCGGTATGCTGCCCGTGGCAAGATCGACTCGGGCATTCTCGCGTCCGTAGACAATGTGGATATCAAAGAGCTGGTCAAATGCTTGAAGAACCGCGAGTTCGAGAACATGCGAAAGTGGGTGGGCAACAATTCAAGTGCCGACGTAAATACCCTATTTCGTTCGCTATATGACACAGCATATGACGTTTTGAAGCAGGAATCGGTGCCTCAGCTGATTCTTATCTTGGCAGATTATCAATACAAGGCAGCCTTTGTCGTTGACCAAGAAATCAACTTAGCGGCTTGTATGACCCAGATCATGATTGACTGTGAGTTCAAATGATCCCTTGACATTTTGGATCGTCCTGCTATAATACTTATATTGGGTCAGAGCAATGGTGCCAGTACCCAATAAAACAAGCTAACAAAAAACTGGCTTGTAAACATGGAGAGAAGCATATGAATACCGTAGTTAAGAATGAACAGCCTTTGGTGTGGCAGCTTGAGGCGTGGTCTATTGCCCAATTTATCAAGTATGCGCGTTTGATTGATTGCAATCCTCTCGGTCAACGTCCGTCCGTCGAGCCTGATCCTATTGGTGTCGCAACAGCATCAAAAGCACAGAGCATTATCAATTCCATTTTCAAGGGTTTAGATATTGGTGAAATCAAGCTGGTCAAGCTTGATGATTCTGAAATGTATCGTTATGAGTCCATCGACGGTGGCAATCGCAAGCGCGCCATCATTGGTTTCACTCAAGGCGAATTTCCTACACACAAGTCTTCGGTGCTCGGTGAAAAGTATTACTCTCAGCTGACTGATGCAGAGTTTGATTTTTTCAACAACTACATGCTCCGCTTTGTGATTTTTGACAAGCTTACTGTGGCTCATAAGGGTGAGCTGTTTCGTAGCACGAACACAGTAACTCCCGTCAATCATGCCGAGATGCTTAACTCATATGGCGATATTCCGATTGCCAATATGATTCGCAATCTTTCGCGTCATATTGCTGGTGTCGGCAACATTCCACATGATCTTTTCACTTCTCATCCTACAAAGTCGGGTGCTGAAAAGTATATCAATGTAGGATTCGATAATGGTCGTTTGAAGATTGACGAAGCGGTGGCTCGCATTGCTTATCGTTGTTTCAAGGGTGAAACACTCGGTACCTCATCAAATGATGAACTAAAGGCTTTCTATGAAAATGAAAGTCTCGATGATGCTACTGCTTCTAAGCTTCAGAAGAAGGTCAGCGATTGCTTGGACTTTATTCGAAAGGTGTCTGTCGAACGCAAGTCTTTGAAAAAGAATGGTGTTAACTTCAAAGAATTTACGATGCTTTATCGTCTCTGGTTCCATTACGTCGAGACACATGGTAAGTTTCGTGTAGCAGAGTATGATCGTTTCTACAAGGCTTTCGGTAAAGCTTATGTATCATTTGATGCTAAGAAGCCTTCTAAATATGCTAAGGAACTTGTGATGGAAGGTAAGGTCGAGCGCATTCGTTACGAAGCTTTTCATCAGCATCTTGGCGAGCATAAGACTTTGTTCAAGATGAAGAACACAATTGAATGGTTCCTGCACGAATTTGATGAGGAAGCTGCTACCGTTATCTTCCTTGATAAAAAGCGCGCCTTCAATCGTGAAGATATCGAGGCTCAGCTTGTTCGTCAGGACTATAAAGATTGGGTAGATGGTAAGCCGTTGACTATGGCTAATGCCGTTGGTGCACATATCAAGGCTCATAGCAAGGGTGGTCGCACCGAGATTTCCAATCTCATTGTCTGCTCAGCCGAGCACAATCGTCGTATGCAGGATATGGATCCTGAAGAATATAAGAAGGTATATTCTCTTTAATGACTAGTCCTTTCGACTATGTGAAATCAATCACCAATCCCAAGCAATCGAATATGATGCGTGGGTTTGGTGAACCAGAAGAAAAGGCATACGTGCCTTTTCTATCCAATAAGTCGTTGTCATATCATCAAGACTGTATTCTCTATGCCAACGAGATGAACATGCGCGGGCATCTCGACAAATTACTCCAGTACGAGTATTTTATAAATACAATCAGGAAACAGAACCGTAAGTTTGCCAAGTGGCAAAAAGAAGAAAAGAACGATTCTGTAGACCTGGTTATGGAGTTCTTCGGCTATGGGCGTTCAGAGGCTAAACAAGCACTGACCGTATTGACACCCAGCCAAGTTGACCAGATCAGGTTACTACTTGGCAAAAGGTGAATAGAATGCAATCCATTATTGACTCAATGATTGAGGTACGACTAAAGACTCCAGAAGATTTCTTAAAAATCCGCGAAACTTTAAGCCGCATCGGTGTTGCGTCTGCGGAAAAATCAACACTATATCAGTCTTGCCATATCTTCCATAAACAGGGTCGCTATTATGTTGTCCACTTTAAGGAACTATTTGCGCTTGACGGTAAACCAACCAATTTCTCTGATGACGACAAGGCTCGTCGAAACAAGATTGCCAATCTGCTTGCTGAATGGGAGCTGATTGATCTCGTTGATCCTAAAGCATCAGAAGATCCTATCGCTTCACTCAACCAGATCAAAATTCTCACACACAAGGAGAAGAATGATTGGAAATTGGAAGCTAAATATAATATCGGTAAGAATCGCGGAAAGGTCGCTTGATTAACGCAGCTTCTACCTTCTTGAATTTATGTGTAGTGCTGGGAATATATTTCCTTCACTACATATAAATAAATCGTGACGCCTTCGGGGTCACATAACATAACCTTGCCTAACAGGAGGTCATACTATGACTAAGAACGACTACGCACAATTCCCAAGCCTATCATCTTTCGATCCTTTCTCTGTCGGTTTCGACAAGACATTCAAGTTGCTTTCTTCGCAGCTGGATGGCATCGGTAAGAACCTTCCTGGATATCCTCCATACAATATCAAGAAGGTCGATGAAAACAAGTACGTCATCGAAATGGCTGTCGCGGGATTCTCAAAGACAGATATCGAGCTAACGCTTGATGGTGGTAAGCTAACCATTGCTGGTAAGACTAAGGACTCCAGTGATATGGATAAGGCTACCGAGTTCTACTACTACAAGGGAATTGCAGAGCGTGCCTTTAATCGCACATTCACTCTTGCTGATACCGTAGTGGTAAATAATGCCGAACTGATGAACGGCATTCTTAAGGTCTGGTTAGAAAACTTCATTCCTGAAAATCAGAAGCCTAAGAAAATCAACATCGACTAATTAAAACCCATTGAATCCTTTATTATGCAAGCGAGCCGGGAAACTGGCTCGCTATTACCGTTTGGAGAAAGACACATGCTAAATATTTTTAACTATCTTGCAAAGCAAGTTGAAGACACACGCCGATATTACAAGGCAATTGAAGAACTAAGTCAACTATCAGATAGAGAATTGGCTGACATTGGTTTATATCGTGGAGAGATTCCTATGGTTGCTATGACGGTGCTAAATAGAAAGTAACTCAACAAGGAGTCGCTATGGCTGTTACGTTCGAACAATTGAATGAATTCTTTGAAGACACGGACGAAGATATCATTCAGAAATTTGTGGAACCTTTAAATGATGTAATGAACTTTTATGAAATCACTACGCCTCAACGCATCTCAATGTTCCTTGCACAAGTTGGTCATGAATCTGGTGGACTACGAACAGTCAAGGAAAATCTAAATTATTCCGCAGATCGTCTGAAGGTAATTTTTCCTAAGTATTTTCGTGGAGTAGACCCAGCACCATTCGCTAAAAATCCACAAAAGATTGCTAATCGTGTTTATGCTAATCGCATGGGTAATGGTGATGAAGCTTCTGGAGATGGCTATCGCTATTGCGGTCGCGGTCTCATTCAACTAACAGGTAAATCAAACTATACCGCTTTCGCGCAGGATATGAATATGTCCCTCGAGGAAGCAACCGCTTGGCTTGATGATCCAGAAGGAGCAGCATGGAGTGCTGGTTGGTTCTGGGATTCACGCGAACTAAATCAGTGGGCTGATAAAGGTGATGTTGTTAATGTAACTAAAAAAATCAATGGTGGTACCATTGGACTTGAAGACCAAAAATCTCATTATGCTGCTGCCCTGGAGATATTCTCAGCATAAAGGAACCGATCATGCCAAAGTTTGGCTCAAACGACGAACCCATCGCAAAACCTGCGATGGACGAAATACCACCAGCAACTAAAGGCGCAGCGGCATTAATTCCAACTACATATGTGGACACGATGCCGCGTATGTCTGCGCCTTCTGCGCCAGCTGTTCAGCAACTATCCGAAGCTGCTCAGCTTGCTAAGATTGAACTTGAAAAGAAACAGTGGGAAGCTGAAAACTCTAAACAGAATGAAGATTGGATGGTCAAGAAGTGGCGACCTGCAATGGGTTGGTGCTACATGGTTATCTGCTGTTTAGATATGGCTATTTTCCCTGTTATGTGGAATGTCGTGCAAGTATTGACTAAAGCACCAATCACTCAATGGAATCCACTTACGCTGCAAGGCGCAGGTTTGTTCCATCTAGCAATGGGCGCAGTTCTTGGTATTGCTGCATGGTCAAGAGGACAAGAGAAAATTCAAGGTGTAACCAAATAAGGATATGATATGACTGATGAAAGTGTTATGATTGTTCGCTTTTTCACAGGCGATGAAGTGATTGGTAAGGTTGGTGCGTTTGGTCAACACAATATCGTAATCAAAAAGCCTGCTGCTATCGTAATGCAACCAGGTGCAAATGGTAAAGCTAGTATGGGTCTTCTTGATTATCTACCAATGGCAAAGAATAAAGAGATCGTGGTCAGTTCGTCGAATGTGCTCTTTGTTTATGAACCAATGATTGATGTTGAGAATGCTTATAATCAATCGTTTGGTTCTGGACTGGTAATTCCAAAAAGCGGATTGACATTTTGATGACAAAGGTGTACTATACACCATGAGCAAATTTTACACCAATGCGATGCAATTCGGCAACAACATCTTGGTTCGCGGTTACGACCGCGGCCTACCATTCAACGAAAAGATTCCCTACAAGCCCACGATGTTTGTCCAGTCTAAGCATGAAAATGCAAGCTGGTCAGACATCCGTGGGCTTTCTCTTGAGCCAATCAAATTTGAATCTATCAATGAAGCTAAGGATTTCCTCAAGCAGTATGAGGATGTGACCAATTTCAAAATCTTTGGTCTACAACGATTTGTCTATACGTATCTCAATGAAGAATATCCTACAGATGTGCCATATGACCGTGAGCAAATCAAGGTTGCATATCTCGATATCGAGGTAAGTTCCGAGAACGGTTTCCCTGCCGTTGAGCGAGCATCGGATACTGTTACAGCCATTACGTTGAAGAAGGGTCCAATCTTTCATGTGTTTGGTCTAAAGCCATACACACCAACGCGCAGTGATGTTTTCTATCATCACTGTGTCAATGAGAAGGAGTTGCTCATTCGATTCCTGAGTGAGTGGGCACACGATGGTCATCCTGATATCGTTACTGGTTGGAATATTACCATGTTCGATATTCCGTACCTTGTCAAACGTATGACAACGGTAATTGGTGAAAGCGAAATGAAGCGCCTCTCGCCATGGAAGAACATTCGCGACAGACAAATCCGTACTCTCAATAAGGTGCAGATTGCGTATGATATTGGTGGTATTGCTACACTTGACTACCTTGAGATGTACAAGAAATTTACCTACTCTCAGCAGGAATCATATCGTCTCGACCATATTGCCAATGTTGAACTTGGTGAAAAGAAACTGGATCACTCTGAATATGAGACACTTCACGAATTCTATATGAAAGATCATACCAAGTTTATTGATTATAATATCATCGACGTGGAACTTATCGTAAAGATGGACGATAAGATGAAGCTGATTGATATGGCTCTCGCGCTCGCGTATGACGCGAAAGTTACTCTGTCGGATGTGTTCACGCAGGTGCGTATGTGGGATGTTATCACGCACAATCATTTGTGGAAGAAACGAATTGCAGTACCATTGAATGGTGGTGGTAGCAAAGATGAGGTATTTGTTGGTGCGTATGTGAAAGATCCGCAGGTTGGTTCACACTCATGGGTTATGTCATTCGATTTGAACAGTCTATATCCACATTTGATTATGCAGTATAATATTTCACCTGAAACCATTCATGTGAATTCGCGTGGCTATGCAATCAAAGAACATGTGACTATTGACGAGTTGCTTGCTGGTAATATGCCAGAGGTGCCTGACGGCTATGGGCTCGCAGCTAATGGTTGCTTCTTTAGTAAAGAAAAGCAAGGGTTCTTGCCTACGATTATGCAACGCATGTATAATGACCGCGTGGTGTATAAAGACAAGATGATCCTTGCACAGAAAGTCTACGAGAATGCAAAGACCGAAGCCGAGAAAAAGCAAGCAGTCAAAGATATCTCGCGCTATAAGAATATGCAGCTTGCAAAGAAGGTGCAGTTGAACTCTGCATATGGCGCTATTGGTAATCAGCATTTCCGTTTCTTCGATATCGACCAAGCTACTGCCATTACTCTTGGTGGTCAGCTATCAATTCGTTGGGCTGAAAACGAAATGAATAAGTATCTAAACAAACTATTGAAGACAGAGGATTTCGATTATGTTATTGCATCGGATACAGATTCGCTTTATATCAGCTTTGACAAACTTGTTCATATGGTCTTTGGACAAAGAATTAAAACAGAGGGAATTACTCCGGAACTTAAAGAAAAAATCGTTAACTTTCTGGATAAAGTGGCTAGCGATAAAATTGAACCAGTCATTGCAGAAATTTATCAGGATCTTGCTGACCGTATGTGTGCCTTCCAGCAAAAAATGAATATGAAGCGCGAAGTCATTGCAGACCGTGGTATCTGGACTGCAAAGAAGCGTTATATTCTAAATGTCCATGATAGTGAAGGTGTGCGATATGCTAAGCCAAAACTAAAGATTATGGGTATGGAAGCTGTAAAGTCTTCAACGCCAGCAGCTTGCCGCACAGCTATTAAAGACGCATTGAATATCATTATGACACAGAGCGAAGATGATCTGCATAAGCACATCGAAAAGTTTCGTAAAGAATTTCGTAAGTTACCATTTGAAGACGTAGCTTTTCCTCGCAGTGTACAGAACCTAACTAAATATCAACATGAGACAAAGAGTGTTCCCATGCACGTTCGTGGTGCCATTGTCTTTAATAAGAAGCTACAGCAGATGAAGCTTCAGAAAAAATACGAGCAAATCAAAGACGGTGAAAAGATCCGCTTTGCTTATATGAAGATGCCAAATCCTATCCATGAGAATGTGATAGCGGTAATATCCCAGCTGCCGGCAGAGTTTGGATTGGATCAATATATTGACTATTACACACAGTTCGAAAAGACTTTTCTTGATCCGCTTCGTACAATTCTGAACACAATTAATTGGCACACTGAAAAACAATCAACATTGGAGGCTTTCTTTACATGATTAAGGTACCTGCTGAATATGCCAATTATGATTTTGGCTTCACTGGTGTAGACGAGGATGAAATTAAATCCGATGTTCTTATGGAACTTGACGCAAAGGGTCAAGCTCTAACACAGAAGGAAGAAGAACTCGCACACAAGATTAAAGTGTTGGAATCAATCATTGTTCCGCTACTAAACAATCTTATCAAAACATCAGACAAAGCTTATATTCACTGGCCAAATCGTAGAGATAAATGTCAGGAAATGCTCGATAGAGTATTGACCACAACAAGAGGACTATGACCAATAATTTAGATCGTTGGTTTATTATGGCAACGGGAACTGCACTTTCCGTTGTCGCTGCTTGGTACTCAGTAACAGGTTTGACTGCAATTTTTGCTGGAGCATTTTGGGCTGTCATCATTCTTGGCAGCACATTGGAGTTTGGCAAAATAGTTCTTGCTGCATGGCTTTATCGCAACTGGAAATATGTTCCATTCTTATTGAAAACATATTTCACAATCGCACTGTTTATTCTAATGCTCATAACCAGTATGGGTATTTTTGGTTTCCTTAGTAAAGCGCATTTGGATCAAACTGCACCAACAGGCGATGTTGCAGCTAAGATTGAACGCATAGATAATAGCATCGCTCGCGAGCGCACACGCATCACACGCGCGGAAACACAAATCATTCAGCTTGATAAAGCTATTGATTCCATCATTGATAAAAACAATCGCGCACAGACTGCATTGCAGATTCGCAACCAACAGAAAAAAGAACGTGCTGATATAGCAGCTGAGATGAAAGACGCACAAGCTAACATCGAAAAGCTGATGGATGAAAGAATGCCACTAGCATCGAAGACCCGAGCAATGCGAAACGAAGTTGGCCCTATTCGTTATGTTGCCGAGATGATTTATGGTCAAGATGGTGAGAAGGATCTCGAGGCTGCGATTCGTGCGATGATACTCCTTCTGGTATTTGTTATCGACCCACTGGCTGTATTGCTTATTATCGCAGCATCAAAAGATATTAAACCACGAGAGATGAAACTTGAAGCTGCTGTAATGACAGATGGTAATGTGTGGGAAGATATCACAATCAATAAGACTTGACAATGATCTAATGCTATGATATTATGTTTATATTAATGGAGGTACTATGTCACTAAAAGATAAACTAATCAAAAATTCCACAATTGCTTTCACGTCCACATTGGCTGATAGCAAAATCTTTGCGAAGAAGGATATGATTCCTACTTCCGTCCCCATGATTAACGTAGCACTATCTGGTAGCGTTGATGGTGGTATCGTTCCAGGGCTTACCATGCTCGCTGGTCCGTCAAAGCATTTCAAAACTGGCTTTGCTTTGCTCATGGCATCGTCTTTTCTAAAGAAGTATACCGATGGTATCGTATTGTTTTATGATTCTGAATTTGGTACTCCTCAGTCTTACTTTGAAACATTTGGTATTCCGTTTGATTCTGTGGTGCATACACCGATCACGGATATTGAAGAACTGAAGTTCGATATCATGCAGCAGATGAAAGAATTGGGTCGCGACGATCACGTTATGATTGTTATTGATTCGATTGGTAATCTTGCATCTAAGAAAGAAGTGGACGATGCTCTCGATGGTAAGTCGGTTGCAGATATGTCCAGAGCAAAGCAACTCAAGTCTTTGTTCCGTATGATTACTCCGCATCTGACGCTCAAGGATATGCCTATGATCGTCGTCAATCACACGTATAAAGAAATTGGTCTGTATCCAAAAGATATCGTTGGCGGTGGTACTGGATCGTACTATTCATCCGATGCAATCTGGATTCTCGGCCGTCAACAAGACAAAGATGGTACTGAAATCCAAGGTTATCACTTTGTCATCAATGTGGAGAAGTCACGCTATGTCAAAGAAAAGTCAAAGATTCCAATCACCGTATCATATGAGGGCGGTATTAACCGCTGGAGTGGTCTGC